GAAATGTATGCCATGTTTTTTAACTCCTGTTTTTTTAACTTACTCTTATATAATATATCCAAGACGTCTTATTGTCAACCTTTTTATGCATCTTTTTTAGAATTTTTTTATTCTTTTTTCGTGTCTTCCGCCTTTAAATTCTGCATTTATAAAAGTTTCTACAATGTTATTAACTAATGATGGATTAGTGACTCTTGCTCCTAAACATAACACATTTGCATTATTATGTTGTCTTGTAAGCAATGCAGTTTCTGTATCTTTGCATAAGCCAGCTCTTATTGCTGGATTTCTATTTGCTACCATACTCATTCCGATTCCAGTGCCACAAATAAGAATACCATATTCTACTTCTTTCTGTTCTACTGCATCACATACAACATTTGCATAGTCAGGATAATCGCAACTAGTAATACTGTAAGTACCAAAGTCTTTAACAGTATGTTCTTTTCTAACTAAAAAATTTGTTATTTGATCTTTAATAATATAACCACCATGGTCACTTGCTATCGCTATTATCATCCCCAATCCTTAAATTCACCAGCTTCTTCATTATCATTATACCCTTTGGTATAAGCAGTAATTTCAGCGGCTGTCATTAGAGCCATTGGTATTTTTTCAGACTGCATGCTAGCACCAGTATAATAATGGGGATCAAATCCTCTACGATAGTAACTATCTGCTCCACCTCGGTCATAAGGACCACCATGTCTAGTGTCATACTGCATTAATATTCTCCACATTGTCAAATTCAACTACATAAGTCTTATTAGTACCTGAAACTTTTGAATCTTGTACTTCGAACAATTTAGTATCCAAATCGCGAGTTGTAATAGTTCCAGTACTAGTGTAGTTACCATATTTCACTATAGGCAAATCTGCCAAGCTCATCATACCGCCAGGACGACCAAATTCATCCAACGGAATGTTTTTGAGGGTAAAGGTACAAGTGTATTCTTTACCAATTTTCATTGTTTCCGGTGTCATTATGCAATTCCTTCTGTTGTTCGATTATCGCCCTCAATTTTGAGGACACATTCTCCAGTGGCAAGGTTATCTACCCAACCAACAAACTTACCTACTAGGTGAGCAAACTCCTTGCGGGTTTCATTAAACTTACCAGCAATATAGCCTCGTTTTTGAAACCATACACCCTTAGAGTTTTTCTTTAACTCTGTAGGAAGATAAAGAGTATCCCAACCATTGGGATCATACTCTTTTTGAGATTTTACATACTCAGTATCCTCGTCATCACCAAGGACATACCAATCTGCAATATACGACTTAAAATAATCGTCATCACAGTTAATGAAAGGAGAAACTTCCTCGATGATAGCATCAAGGTTGTTGATGTCAACATCGTTGACAACATAGGTAGAACCTATCTTGTACTTCCAACGATATTCACCATTGAAACCGTTATGAGCGGCATAGTTTTCTTCATCTTGCATTTCAATAATAAGTTTCATAACTTTCTCCTGTTTTTTAGCTGAACAAAGGTTTCATAGTTTCAAACACTTTGTTATAGGCATTTACTTCCACTGCAAAGTGCTCATAAAAATCATCATCATCTTCAAACATTGTATCATCAGAACAATGTTTTTCCCACATAGCATTCATATGTTCCATGCCTTCAAGCAAGCTATCATTTACAGTAAGTAGCACACTTTTTGCATCTTCAAAGGTCATTTCCATCTTATGAAAGTTTGGGATCTTAAACATATATCACTCCTTGTTTCTAACTATACATACACTATAGCACCAAGACATCATACTGTCAACCTTTTTATGCATTTTTTTGAAAAAAATCACGTCTTTTTTGATCTGTCATTCTACCACTATTGTGATAATACCATAGTTCAAATGTATCATCTTTTTGTAAACTTTGTGGGTTTGGATCTGTAAATTTACTAAGTTTATACCAATTATCAAACCAATATCTTGCTACCATTATATTGCCATTTTTTTTGTGATGGCTGAATTTCATTCTTGCTTGCTCTCTGTCTTTGTTTTCTTCGTGAGTAATTGCATTTCTTTCTTTATCTTTGGCTCTGTACAGTAATTCATCATCTAGTCTACCTGTAAATCCTTTGCCTTGAAAGTTTGGATTAGCCGCACCTCCCATACTACCACCATACTCAGCTACTTTATTAAAATATTCATTATTTTTTACAACATCTAACTTCTCACTATAATGCTGGCAAACTTCCTTAAATTTTCCTTTATCACTAGATTCAAAAAGTATTTCAGTACTATAATCATCACCGTACTGTTCTAAATGTTCTAGCCATTCAACACTTGAGCCTTTGTACACATTTAAATCTCTAGTTGTTTGTCCTAGATATTTTTTACCTGTTATATTATGTGTGTGATGATACAAAGTCTGCATATTACATTATTTTTAAATTATTTGCTTTTTTTCGTGCCCAACATGAATTTGTGGATCTACATAAATTTCTATACCTAATGCTTTGGCATCCAAACACCAAGCAACATCTTCACTGCACATTTCATATCCTTGAGGAACTGTAAGTTTTTTGGGTGCAAACCATGGATACTCCATTTGTTCAAACACACCTTGTTTTACCAGTACCCAACCAAATCCTATGTAATCTGCTGTAAATGCAAACTTACGTTTTAACATTTCATCTGTTTTAATAAACTTGTAATGTCCATGTTCAGCAAAATATTCATCATCTAGCTTTTCCACGACAGGTGTATATCCATTAGGTTGACTGTACCAACCACTGGCTACATCACATTGCATGCTTAGTAATTTTGTAAAATCGTTGACAGTAAATGTTTGATCACTGTCAATCCACATCATATAATCATAATGAGCACCATTGAATGGTTTTTGTTTTGGACCACGATTTACATCCGCACCAGCAACTTTACATCTAGCAAAATTTACCATGCTAACATGATCTTGGCTAAGCACAGGTTGGATACTATTTTGTAAACACCAGGTCCATACTCCTGTAAATGACTTTAAAAAGTCACCACTGTAGCTATTACCGGGTAAACAGAATACTACTATCATAGACTTACATCCTCTAGTCCTGCCGCACGTAATTTTACTACATTGTTTATTTGAAATTGTTTTGCATCTAATGCTTTTACTAAGCCTAAGAACTTGTTTCTTACTAATGCAAATTCATTAATGATATGTTGTTGATCTGTAACTTCATCTTCACCATCTGCATATTTTTCAGCATCTCTACTGCTCAAGGCTTTGTTGTATCCTTCCAAGTATTTTTTATAATACTTGGTGCGTTTTTTACGCATTTCAATGTTAAGATACTCTAGTATAGCTTCTATCTCTTGTAGCTGATTGAATCTATGTTCAACTATGCCAGGCATATCACGACTGTTCTTTTCTACACTACCTTTGAGACTACAGTCTTTACGTGCTTCATCTAGCTCATTTTCATAGTGTTCAATCGCAGGTATAATATTTGCTATATCAGTTCTTATTTTTGTAAACCAGCTCATTACCAATCATCATATTCATCAGAATCTTCGTCATAATCGTCATACGCATCTTGATAATAACTGTCTCTGATGATTCTGTCAAGTGTTGAATCAAATCCAAACCATTCGTCACCTACTTCACTTAGATCACAAATATTTTCATCTATTACTGCTAAAAATTTTTCGCAAGCAATATCTCTATCTTTGGCATTGATATAAGGTTTCATGGATAGCCACATATCAACGTATGCGGCTATCTCGGTATCACTCATTTTCATGTATAGGTTCTTCCTCAAGTAAGACTTCTTGTTCTTGGATATTTAGTTCAGGAAGGTCTTTTTTACCCCATTCTGACATAATTGTATCCAAGTGTCCATCTGTATTAGATTCCCATGCTTTTCTAAACTGTACAGTTGATTGCCCTGTAACAGGACTTACATATTCTAAACGGTTACCAGTTTTCTTTAGTAATCCAGTTTGTTCACACATGTCTACCAATCCACTGTATGGATTCATTCCTGTTTCATATGGAATTTTAACTTGTACACTCTCAAAAGGCTTTGCAAATCTAGTTTTCATAACTTTACAAGCCGCTCTAATACCGCGAACATCAGTAACTTTGTTACCATCTTCATCTTCTTTGAGTTTTAATTTACGCATTGCAACTACAATACTTGATGCATAGATAAATCCTTGTCCACCAGATATTTTATCATCTGGATCAAACATATCTTGCGAAGCATATGTATGGTTTGTACAAACCATACCCACATTATAGTCACCAAACATGTTTACACAGTTTCTTACAAGTGCAGTAAGTGCCTTAGGTTTTCTACCCAAGTCACCTTTAAGGTCACCTTTTTGGAACTGATCAACATCTGTAGGGGTAAGCATCATACCCAAACTGTCAATAACAAACAGTACTTTTGGTCTATCTTCTTCATCTTTTTCTGCATAATCTGCTTTGTAGTCTTTCATAAATTCATTGACTAGTTTTGCAACATCATCAATCATTGCTACGTTACATTTCAACAACTTATCTTCACTAGTATCAACTTCTAATGCTTGTAGCCATTTTTCATCTAATGCATTTTCTGTATCGATAAGCACCACAAATATATCTTGCTTTTGTGCTTCACGTACTAGATTACCTGCACAAATAAAACTTTTGCCTGCACCCGACTCTCCTGCAAATACACTTACTTTGCCAAGAGGAATGCCTTTGTGGAAGTCACCACTGATTAGTTTGTTCAATGTATAATTACCTGTTGAAATCCATGTATCAGGATCTCTAAATCCGCTACTAAGTCCAGGTACACTTTTTGTAATACTTTTGCGGAATTTACTTACGTCAAAAGGTTTTGCCATAATTATCTCCAAGGCTAGAGTAGGCGACTAGTGCCGCCTACAGTTAGCTAAAATTAGCCGTTGTTACGATTGCGAATTGCCGCCAAGATATCTTGAGCACTTGGCTTTTCACCTTCAGCACTTGCTGGTGCAGTTGCCGCTACTGTTTCAGCTACTTGTTCCTGTTTTTCAGGTGGAGTAGCCGGAGCAGGTGCCGGAGTTTCTGCTACTGGAGCAGGCTTTGGTGTTGGTGCTGGAGCACTTGGACTAGCACTACTTTGTGGTAGTTGAACGCCTGCTGGTCTATAGTAATTACTGAATTTATCAGGATCATACATTTCACCATCCACACTTGCTTCAAACATTTCACCAATTATACGAAGTTCTTCTTCGCTAGGCTGTTTAGGAAGATAATCATTTAGATTAAACAACCCATGGGAATCAATTGCTGAACGTTCATTAGAATCTAAGCTACGTTCTCTACGAGCCCAGCTTGATGTTGAGTAATCAGCATACTGACCTTTGGTTGTCTTAGTAAGACGGAAATCAGTGCCTTGCTCTATATCAGTTGGAAGTTCAACAAAATCACTATCCATTAATGCACCTTTAATTATATTAAAAATACTAGGATTAATGATAAACCTACGAATAGGATTATCAGGTGTAGTATCTTCTTGTAGACTGCTTTCTACAACAAAACCTTGGAACACGTAACTGCGTTTTTTCCAATATTTCCGACCCATGTCTTCCATATTTGGATCTTTAAACCAACCACGTACTTCTGCTAGTACAGGACAACTACCTGTTGGTCCCCACATTTCGTTACATGGAACATTAACAGTCACTTTACGACTGTCAGGTTGTCCTTTTACGCCAGCAAATTCTAAACGAATCATTTGACGCTCACGCCAAAAATAAGTGTTACTCGAATCACCATCTGGTAAAAAGCGAAGTACACTTGTTGAATTTTCTGGGATATTCCAAAACGGAAAGATAGCGTTGTCGCCACCTGTATTACTTGAACCGCCGCCTCGGTTCTCTTGCTCTTGCAATTTTGCACGAATTTCTGCCAATGTTGCCATAGTTATTCTCCTATATTTTGCCTATGTATATGCCTAAGTATGCCTCGTGACAACTTATATTGTCACTAGTATATGTGTAGTTAGTGTGTTTGTCAACCAAAAAGTTTATCGAAATTATATTTTGCAAATGCGTTTTCGAATGTTTGTTCATAGTCCTCACTATTTACACCTGTTGCTTCACTTGCTTTTGTAGTCAACTTGGGCATTAAAGTCTTAATAGCACTTACAGCTTTCTTAAGCATAGCACCATCTTTTATTTTGTCAACCACATCATCAAATCTTGCAAGTAAAACTGAAAGTTGATCCTGATCTTTTCCTCCGTCAATTGCACCACTTAGATAACTTGCTACTGCTCCTAATTGTGTTTGCATTGGCGAACCAGCTAATTTTTTGTTTATTAGTGGATTTTCAGGATCACTCTTAACATTAACGCCTTTTCTTAGTCTTACCGAATCCATTTTGTCGATAGTGCTAACTAGATCATTTAATGTTTGAGTTGCAAATTCATCAGCTTCTTTGATTGCTTTCATCTCTTTAACTAATGCATTTACATACGGTAACGCATCATTTAAACCTTCATCAAATGTGCGTACTGTAAACTGGTTTCGAAGTTTATCTTGAGCAGATTCCAACATATCCAAGTCGTCTAGTTTATCCATAATGTATTCTACTGGATCTCCGTCTCTTGCTTTCATTGTACCGTATGGCATTTCATCTGAATAATAATCCATCAAGTCCATATACAATTCTGAACCAGCATCTAAATCTCCAGTTTGCTTCATTTTAGCAACATCTTCTGGATGTTTAGCCATAATAGCCATTACTTCATCTGATTCAAATCCTTCATTAACTGGTTCTTTTGCTTCAAACTTCTCTTTTGCTTCATTGTATGCTTTTATGCCTTTTAACTTATTAATTGTTTCTCTAATACTGGAGATTCGCTGAGAGACTGCTTCTACGATATCTGCTGTATCTTCATTTACCAAATTGTTGCGTCTACTATAGTTTGCAAATTCTTTAAGTTTCTTTAGCTCTATAGTTTGTTCCTGTATATGTTTACCAAAATCATCATGTGGTATACCACCTTCTTTAACATGCCTTAGCATAGCTCTACCACCTGCTAAATTGTTGGTCGGCATCTTGTATCGTTCACCATCTGCATTTTCTATGTAAATTGCATTGATATTTCTACTTCTACTTCCACGTGATTCTTCGTTCACTGGTTTTGTGTGTTTAATAATAAGTTTAGCACTTTCTAACTGTTGGTAACTGCTTTTGCTAGTACCATAAGCAGGGCTAATACCTTCATCTATTTTCATGTCTCTCACCTTTTGTGCTTGGTAATCTTGATCCTTAGGAGTAATTGCTTTTGTAAAATTTTTAAGTGTGTATTCAATTACACTCCTATTTGCTAAATTTTTCAATTGATATAATGTATCTTTAAAATTGTCCAACTCTGTATTCTGATTTACACTTACTTTTATTTCTCTGGTAGATTCAGTTTCTTCTAAATTTACCATACTTCCTAATTTTGGCATATAAAATCTTCTTGCTGTGCTAGGATCAACTGTGTTTTCACCTTCGTCTGTAAACAAACGAACAGTTTGTCCACTGCCTTTTAAAATTTTAAATATTTCGTTAGATATATTTTCACTACTAATCATATTACAGTTCCTTAAATGTATTTATGTAAGAAACACAAAAGGCATTGGTTCAACTGCATCCTCATCACTGAACGTATCTCGTAATTCATCATATGCATTTTCATCATATTGTGCAACCTGTTGTACTATTCGCACTACCAATAATACAGCCATTACAAGATCATCTTTGTCACCATCTTTTGCACTATAACTACTGCCTCTAGCTATAAATGTTTTTATTTCTTGTAAGAGTGCATGACTGTATATAGTCATTTTATCAGTTTCAATCCAGTTTTTAAATTTACTACAAGCCGCTAATTTACTTTTATTAGTAGTTGTAAATCCTTTTCTATATGCTCTATTCTGAGCTCGAGGTTGACTAACAAATGTTCCAGGAATATTGTCTTCACCCATTTCTTGAATTACTACAAGTGCCGCTTCTCCTAATGTATTATTTTCTACACTCCAATAAATTTCACTTTTAGGCGATTCATCTAATATTGCTTGTGCTATACCTTTGAGTATTCTAATTTGATCAGTGATTGGTGTTTTATTGTGCATCCATTCTGCAACTTGACGCATTCCAGGCATTTCAAAGACTTGAATTGCACTGTTATCACCACCTGTGCCTAAACTAGGATCAAGTCCTATCACATATGTTTTATCTTTAACAATAGGTTTATACCATCGTACTTGTCCTGTTCTCTTATAGGGATCTATGCTTTCCATTGATACTAGCTTTAATTGATTAATAAGTGTTTCATCTGCTGTAATAAATTCGCAACCATGTTCACGCCTAAAACGTTCTTCGCCTATTTTAGCCGCTTCTTCTCTAGCCCAATCGTCATCTCTGTCTGGGTGTTCTCTCCAATCAACTTTGATACTTTTGAAACCATTTACACCAACTTCTTGTTCATTTCCATATTCGTCCATGGTCTTAATTGCTTGTTTCCATATCTGTGCAAATTGATCATTGTCTTGGTTTGGTGTACTAGTAATCATACATTTACCACCTGTTGACAGTGTAGGTGAAAGAGATGTCCAAAACTCTTGTGCAATTCTAGGAGGTACAAATGCAAACTCATCTAAGTAAACCAATGTAAGTGATAGACCACGTCCTGTGTTTTCTGTAGTTGCTTGTGCTACAATTCTACTACCATTATCAAATTCCATACTGCCTTTGTTGTATGCTGTTACACCTGCACGTACAAAATTAGGCAGTGTTTCGTATGCAAATCTTATACGTTGCATAATTTCTTGAGCACCACTGTATTTGTGTGCCGCAATTAAAATTGTGCTGTCTGGTTTAAACATAGCATACCACAACAAGTAACCAGCCGCACAGGTCGATTTTCCTGTTTGTCTTGGCAACATAGCAATACTAAATCTATTGTTATGATATACATCTACTAGTCTTTCTTGATAATCATATAGATTAAATTTCATTCTACCTTTAGTAGGGTGTTGTATATAACAATGTTCCATCAAAAAATGTGTAGGATCTTGTGTACACTTCACAAGTTCTTCTAGTTCTGCTTTTGTGAACTTTTCTCTTTGGTAGGGTTTTTTGATTAAATTGGTATCTACACTCATAGTAGTACTTATCTGCAAAAAAGGAGGCTATGTTTCCATAGCCCCTAGTGTTAAATGCCTGCTAATTTTTTTAGGTTATCTATTGATTCTGATGGGTTTCCACCGTAGTCTGATAAAAAGCCTCTCAGATTATGTTCTTGTACATCCTGTAGTAATTCTTCTATTGCTGTGTAGTCGCCCATATCGCAATCTTGTTTGATTTGCATAATTACTTGATCCATTAATTCTTGACTTACTGCTTCTTTAACTTCTTGTGTGCTTTCCATTGGTACAATTCTACTAGATCTATCAAGCACTTGATATAGTGCTCCGACATGCTTACGCATTGTAGTAAGTTGATCGGTCAAATCACCAACACCACTTGACTGGTCATCTCTGTCTAGTGAATCTAATTCATCAATTTCACTGTTTAATCTTTCTAGTGCTTGGAAAATATCATTCAATGAATT